GAAGGTTCACTCTTAGCATATGATATGCTTGGTACTGAGGCTGAAGCCGATGGAATTGAATCTAATGACTGTGTAAACTTTACGTTCACTAGAAATTTTCTCTAACTCTAAATCGCAATGTATCATACACTGTCTGTATGCTACTATTGTAATCTACGATTATTTCTCCCTCATAAGCTCCTGCAACGACATCTAATATACCACCTGAAAAATCAAACTGAACTTTACCTGTCGTACCACCACTTACTTTTGTAGTTGAGATAGTTGATAATAATGTTGTACCACCCCTAGCTCTAAACTTAACTGTAACTACGGTCGTACCTGCTGATAAATCTATTGCAGCAGCTGTAACATCATCAGTTAATGTCAGAATTATTACTGGCTTTTCGTCGCCTTTTACTAATCTAATTACATCAGCCATAGTATCCTCATGCTAATGGGCGCATCTCAACTGTCATGGATGCTCTTGCCGCACCTAGATTCGTTCTTGCTCTGCGCTCCGAAATTTTAAATGAAAATTGTTTTGCATGATATGTCGCTAATTTTGTATCACTCCAATCTTTACTAGGAAGTACAAGAAGATGTTGTAAAGCACCATGCATGATTACATTCTCCAGTTCATCCAATACTGACTTATCCATTTTAGTAGCTGTGCGTAAAGGCTTCAAAGCGACAATCATCTTAAGGTCATAATTCACTGCATCGTCTGGAACAGGCGCAAGAACGAAGTTATCAGCATCAAACTGGGTAATGTATCTAGGCTCTGAGCGCTCATCTATCGTAGCTTCAGGCCATTTTGGTTGTATATCATGTAAGTGTTCAAGAGTGACGGGTAAAAGTCTACGACCATTTACTGTCACTGTTATAAACGCATGCACTTCTGCATCAGTAGGTGCGCTATACGCATAATCATAAGCACCGGGGGTTAATCGTAATAGGGGCTGTTCATAACGCCATGATAAAGTTCTTTCACATGCTTCAATCGCTGCATCACGAACATATTGCTCAATGATAGGTGTTGGACATCCTGGCACGTTTGGAGCCAAACGGGATACAACTGTACTAAAATCTCGTGTAGCCATTATTCAACTCTCTCCCTCACTTCTGTACCTGAGTCCTCTGTATCAGTTATTACTCTACCTCTAAGACTTACACCTAACGCCTGTGTAAAGGACTCATGGAACAACTTAGCCCTGCCAGAATTGACATGTTCATTATCGACAGACTCTGCTAAGAATACTGTAGCATCTATCAAGCAAGGAAAATATGCATCCGGTATTAAAGTAACTGTTGTTACAGCGTCATAAATAGGAGGAATCTGTGCATATTCTATATTCAACTGCTGAGCTGCTGGAGATTTGGGGTATATAAAGAATCTATTAGGATTACGAACATGCCGCATCCAGTTCGTAGCCGCCGCCGCTGTGTCATTCATCCATGCCGGAAGTGACTGGTCTAGTGTTTCACGGTCTACTTCAATAACACCATCACCACCTACTACTGAGTAAACTTCGATAATTCGGATTGAATCTGATGGAGCACTCTGTAATACTGCATCAGTTACGCAAGTTACTGTACCTACGTAAGCAAACAAATCAGGTCGCAATACTGCAATCCGCTTTAATGCTTGATTAGCAAATCCTAAAAGTACTGTGTCAGAATAACGCTGCGGCGAATCAATGTCTTGCAGAATACGTCTAGTCTCAGTAATTACATCATTCAATATCATTTAGGCAACCCTTTCGATGCTTCTGCAGCTAATTCTACAGGAGTTGAATCAGGCTGTTCAGGTATTTTCTCAGTTGTCAAATCCATCTTAGCCTTACGTGTTTCTTGTTTTTTTGGGATATGTTTCTCAGGGAACGCAACCTCTTCAGAAACCTCCTCGCATAATTCATTCTGGGCAAGATATTTATCCCAGCCGTAAATTGTGCCATCTACTTTATGGCGCAACCATCTTCTTTGCTCTTCCACAATATTCTCCTTTAAAGAAAAGGCGGGGGACCTAAGTCCCCTACCTTAGTTTAACTTAAGAACAATCTGCAACAACTGCCCACAAACGCATTACTGCTGCATCAGCTGCATTGATGGTTTTAATATCAATTGTATCAGCTGCTGCGTAGTATTTACCGTTTGAGTAACCTGTAACAGTGTTTGGTGCTGCTTCTGCTAGTACCAAAGATGTAGAGAAAGAGCCGACAGCATTGCCAGCTACTCCATCTAAGTACCCATCAACATCACTTCCATCACCAACATCTATAGTTAGCGTACCACCTTCTGCTGTAGTTACGTCAAGTCCCACTGCCAAAACCATAGTTTTAGCTGGGATACGTAACGCCTCCAGAACGTCGTTGCTACCTAGAGCTGTTAAGCTCGCTGCTGCACGGTCAGTAGTAATTGTTGCGAAGTTTAAAGTTACTTCTAAAACGCCGACTTTATTTACGCCCGAAGCAACATGAGCTGCCGCTGAGCCAAAGTTATAGCCTGCGCCGTCGTTATATGTAGCCATTTCAACCTCCTATTATACTGTGACCACGGACTGACACAACGCTTCGCCTTTAGTAACCTTATAGCCGTATACTTGTAGACCACGGATAATGTTGCCGAATGTTGATTCAGAACGTAGAGTTTCAAGATTAGTCATCTGCGATGCAAATGTAAATCCCATCTTATGCCCAGCGATAAGGTCAAACTCACTACCTGTCTTCTTAATATTATGACTGATATATACTGTAAATCTATCAATCATGCCTAAGCGACCGTTACGTAGTGGTGATTGACCATCACCTGTTATAGATGCATCCTTAAGGTCAGAAGTCTTGATGTGAGCTCCCATCTTCGCTGGAATGACCAAGAAACGGTCACTCTCAGGAGAGTTAGCTTCATCAAGAACCAGACCCATGTTGATAATATGCGTGATAACATTGGAATTAGTTAGAGCAACTGGAGAACCAGCTACACCTAAATTAACGTTACCAGAAATACGACCAGCAGTTGCGCCTTTATTGGCAGCAGCGATACCCGGAAGGATATCTGTCAATACACGAGTGTCAATCTTGAGCTTCATACGCTCGGAAGCGTCTTTAGACCATTGGTCCATCATTTTTATATCTGACTGGACTCTATCAACGTCGTCTTCGACTGCCGCAAAATACTCACCTTTATCAATGAGTAGTTGCAACTTGGGTTTATCTGGGTTCTCGACCGTCAAGGTTTGACCCTTCACATAATCGCGGACTGTCAACTCGGGTGTGGTACGGATATTAACCGTGTCACCGAAGTTTTTAATCTCGCCCTCGTAGTCAGTATTAGAAATTGCTGCCAACACCGTAGCGTCGTAGAAATTTTCAATAAGTTTACCTGACCAAATCTCTGGGATAAAATTCCCAGTATATGCCGGTTTACCGGATGATACTGCAAATGCCATAGTAGCCTCCTATATAATATTATGCAGTGACAATGCGACCATCTCGCTGTGCAGCGAAAATGTCGCGTTCTATTCTAGCACGTTCTTTATCCTGACCTTTATATTTCCCGTGTTTAATATCGTTATAAAACTGTGAGATATCTGAAGGGGCATATGTCTGGTCACCAGTTGATGTAGGAGTACCAGTGGATTTACCCTTACCTGGTGCAACCTGCTTCTCTAGTTGGACTTGAGAATCTGCTTTTTCTTTTTGAGCTCGTGGCTTACCATTATTTTCTCCCCAAGTTGAGAAAAAGTTAGATACCCTTTGTACATCAAAGTTGCTTTGCGCATCTTCTAAGTATGTCTGGCGGCTAATCCCTGTCAATGGGTCGATACTCAATAACCAGTTTTGAAACTCCGGGTCAATGTTAATATCTTTCCAATCTGGGACATTAGATTCTAATGCAGACCAAAATGAATGTTCAGCACTCTGATTCTGTTGCTGTGATAACTGCTCTACGCGAGGTGCCACACCATCAAAATTAGATTTTAATTGCTGAATAGTTTGCTCTAGCTGGGCTATGCGACCGTTAGATACATTAGATTCTTCCTTAGACACACGACGCATAACGTCGATTGAATCACCATAGTCCTCTATATCTTGCTCTGTTATCAGAACTTGAGGCTTCTCCGGTTCTACCGAAGCAGTCGGAGTAGGTTCTAGTGGATTCACTGTTGTGCTAAGTAGTCGTTCTAACTGACTAACTCTATCTGCTAATTCACGTTTACCTGCGTGTAAACGAGGAATTTCTGCATTATACATTCCCTGTAAGGTCTTATATCTTTGTTCTAATGATTTATCATCTTGAGTGTCTGCTACCGTTTGCTCTTCTGGTGCAGACTGAGTTGCTTGTTCATCAACACGGTCGACAGGTACTTCTGCAACTACAGCTTCTTCTTCAGCAGGTTGGGTTTCAAGACCCGCCTCTGATTCAGTTCCCTTAACTTCCTCGTTAAGGTCTGCATATAGTTGTTGCACTGCCTCTGACTGTTTTTTCACTTGCTCTGGTATTGCCATGTTATCGCTCCTATATTGGTATGCGTAATAAAATACAGCTATCCTTTAGACTCTGCTGCTAAATCTGGGGACTTCTCAGCAAAATCTGAGAGTTCCTTTAAAATCTGACACCGTCCCTGAGCTAATGCCACATTCGTAGTTACGCTTGGTAACTGCCCTAGTTCATGCGACTGCCATCCTTTAATCCATTCTAATAGAACTGGATATTGACGAACAGCCGCTCCTAGTGCATGAACAACCTCTGGTTCAGGCCTTATCAACCTGCACCTCCCGTTACGCGGTTACTCACTGTGTTTCCTTCATATCCACCTTTGGGTGTGCCGTCTGGTTGCGTTGGAGTCCCACCTTGCGGAGCTTGCTGCGGTGCAGCTAAAGCTTTCTGGGCGTTCATACGCTCACCAAAACCGGCTTTTTCCCGAGATGGAATGATATCATCCACAGGCATTTGCAAACCTTTAGCCACTTCGCGAAGAATCGCGGCGCGGCCTTCTTTACCAACAATTTCCATGTCGTATTCGTTGGCGGTTGCTTGAAGAAATTCAATTCGGCGTACATTAACAGTCTCTTTAACTGCCAAGTTAATAGCGCCGCGGGCGATAATTTCAACATCGCCTT